TCTACACGCTGTCGTATTAGACTGTTTTCAAATTGTTTTTCAATATTAAACAGTTTGGTTTGAAATGCTTTTTGTGCTGCAAATTCTTTTTGGTTAGCTTGGCTTTTTAGTGCAGCCTCCCTTGCAAGCTGTTCTGCGCGTCCAGTGCGCTCTTGAGGAGAAATAGGCCCAATAGGACTTAGGTACTGAGTGGTACGTGCTGATCTAGCCGGTAAAGCAGAAGATAAAGCTGTACTAGAAGCTGCACCTGGCCCTATAGGGCCTGGGTACTGCGAACCGCCCCTAAAGGCACCGCGCAAATAGCCGCCTGACATTGTGGTGGCAGCGCGCCGTTGCGTGGGGGCAGCCGCTGCGGCGTTATAAGCTTTTAATGCTGCTGTTGCTTGAGTGCGAGCACTTATTTCCTGGTCAATAAGGTTATTGGTTATTTCTTGTGCTTGATTAGCCGCACCAAGTGCTGTTACAAACTCTTTAATACTTTTTGAATAATTACCTGTCGCTTTTCCAGCGGCATTGAGTTCAATTTGTACTTGGTCTAAATTTCTTTTGGCTGTAGATAAGGCGTCAGCGTACTGGTTTACGCTTTGTACGGCAACTCTGTCAAATAAAGGTTTTTTATTATTTTCGTCTATTAACGTTGCTAAGTTTTTTAATCTGTTCTGTAGGTCCTTTAAACGCGCTGCGCCTTTTATACCAATTTCAATTTCAGCTCTGTACGCCACGATCCACAGCTGGTACGTCGCTTTCTATTCTATGCGCAGAATAGTCTACCTACGGCGGCGGGCTTTTTCCATTTGCTTTTCTTGGTCCTCGTTCAATATTTGGAAATATGCGCTCCAGCCAATTAGTTCTTCTGGGGTCATTGTGGTGCGGACTTCTGTTAAGCTCATGCCAAGCTCCTTGGCAACGCCAAATTGCAGCATGAGCCAGTTGTCTTTGCGAAGTTCCGCAACTAGGATTTTGGGTCCATCGGCTCTTCGTCTTCGTCAGCAAGAATGGCCAGTATCAAAGACTGCAGATCACTGTCTTTGACTTCGTTTTTTAAAATATCAATTTCACCGGCAGAGAAAAGCTTCGCGCCGTTTTCGTCCTGTGCTTTTGCAATTAACAGCTGTAGTGCAAACGCTCCAGCGTCGTCAGATTTGGCTTGCTTCTGGGCGCGTTCGCGTTCAGCCATGGTTAGCGGGCTGATCCACATCTCAAATGTGGTGCCGTCAGACAATTTAACCTTACGCTTGCTTGGCTGGAGATTTGCTGCTTTACGCAACCGATCAATGGCGCGAGTAGATCCAGCGGGCATGATTTGTACTTGACTATAAATTAACTATAGCGTAGCGCAATAAAAAACCCCGGCAAAAACCGGGGCTAAATGTCTACTTAAGTAGCACTTTATCAGGTTTGGCTGAAGTCGAAGCTTGGGGTGCCGGATGGACGGAAGCTTACGCTTACAGATTGTGCGTCGTCAGGGGTGACGTTCATGCTGGCAGAAGTCAGCACTGCTTCAAACTCGATGGAACGGCTTGCGGCTTCGTTCACTGAACCGCTGCTGAACACTTGGTCGGTGTAAAGCTTGAACGCAGCACCAGTTTGGTTGCGCTGAAGCACGTCCTCGATCATGCGGTTGCTAAGGGAAGCGTCTTCGTCGGTCATGTAAACCGTTGCGCTGCCCGTACCATCGCCGAAACCGGAGATGTAGCTGCGGAATGGAACGTACTGACCAGGGGTTTGGCCGATGGTGGTTACATCGATTTCAGCACGGTTGATTTCAAAGCTCCAGTCACGGACCTGTCCGACTACTGCGAACGCGGCGTAGGCGACTTGAAAAGCGTTAGGGCTAACAGCTGTACCGTCGTCGGTGATGGTGACTGTCGCGCCACCCAAGGTTGCGGACACCTGCAGCACTCCAGTGCTGGCGGTGTAAGCAATAACGTAATAGGTGGTCGCAAGGCTGAGTCCTGCGGGAAGTGTGCCTGTGCCTGCGCCGCCAGTTTGAGTGTTGATCACACTAAACTGCACAGGATCACCTACTTTCAAGTTCAAGTAGGTTGCAACAGTAATGGTGTCTGCGCCAGTATCGACGTTAGACTCGGCAAAACTGCTGGTTGTGCCAGCGGGCTTGTAGTAGAGGGCACCTGAAGTGCCGGACAGAACGGTGGTGGCCATTGCTACGCCAAAATTAAGGGTCTCTGCGGGCACTGCCCGGCTTCTTACAGGTTAGCGACTATTTAAGTCAGCACAGTTGCTACATAGCCTGTGTCAATGCGCCCTACAAAATGTGGTGATTCGTCAGTAGCTGAAAAAGTTGGACCGTTTATTTCACCCACTTTTACGAATACTCCTGTAGTAGTTTTGGATGTGTTATTGATTGTTTCTAGTACGTTTACAGCAGTTGTTACCAGTTCTTGATTGCGGGCCGGACCACGCCTCTTTTCTGTAAACAAGCGGATTACTAACGCACCACGGGCATTATCCACGCTAGAGGTCAGCGTTGGTTCGTTGGTTAGGCCGAACGTGATGTTGACGCGCACATACTCGGTGGTTGTGTTTGGTGGTACGGCAGTGATGTTGTCGAAATACACAGGAACTGCTGGCACAAGGTTGTTAAATGCCGTCAGTAACGGGTTCTCCATTGATGCCCGGATCGCTTGGTAGTTCATCGCGGAAATTTGCTAAAGGCTCGATCCATTGCCACTTTAATTGTTCTATCAATGCCCCCACCTTTTAAATAGGTGTCGTACCAGTCCAATGGGGCGGTGCTGATGTTTCCTCCACCGGATTCGTCTAAATTACCGCGAATGTCTTCGATTCTTTCACCGTATTCAATTGCGTTTGGATTCAAAATTTCTTGAAGCGGCGTTGGAAAAGCTTTTGGCCGAAAAAAGTTCCCTTGCTCGTAGTCAATGGCAACGCCTGCATGTCGCGCAACGTTGTAAATCGTGTACTTGACTTCAGGCTTTCTGTAGAGTTCCGCGCCGCTCAAAAAAGGACCGACAACAGGCTGTGGTGTTGTTTTTGCGCCTGAACCACCAGATCTTGATCCCCCTGATGTCTCGATAACCCAAGAGTTGGCAAACTCTCCTGACCAAACTGGACCGGCTTCTTGTAACTCTTTGACTGTTTGTTCCGCAGCCTCACGAATATCCGTCGACAAAATTCCGTTTACCCAACGGTCTATATCAACTAAAAACCGCTCGTAATCCTTAGCCATTACTGTGGCCTCACGATCAGGGTGTGGTACACAGGCTTGTCACCGCGATAGGTCAAAATGTTGATGATCTTGGCTTCGCGGGTTTGGCCTGCCTGCGGGTACTGCACACGGTCGGCTTCTGTTGGGTAATAATCGCCAAGCTCTTCCGTACCAATCAAAATCTTTACGTCCGTGCTTTGGTACAAGCCTTCGGATTCGCGGGGCGTCAGGCGGCTGATGATGCCCTTTACCGTGACATTGGTGTCCGCTCCAGTCACAGCCCCTGTGGTTGGGTTGTAGGCGCGGGGTGTGGTGGTCTTGATGTACGTGATGTCCTGGCCCCAGTCGTTGAAGATCTGGGCTGGAATCGGTGAAAAGGTGTCGTCTATTCTTGACATTTCATCCTCTAACAACGCGCACTTGATAACCCCCAGAACCGCCCAAGGTGAAGGCTCCGAGGTAAGACTGTAACCAAGGGTAGACATCAAAAATGTTGTTCACGGATCCAGTTGCCTGGCTATCTGTGTTGTACTTCACCTTTAGTTCGCCTAGCTCCACTTCTTCATACAAACCTTCGGTTCCGGTGTTACCGGTGACAGCATCAGTGTCGTTTGCTAGGGCGCGTGCCAGCTCGTAGGTTGCGTATTTGATGTCGGCTGGAATCGCAGAACATGTAAGTTCCACCCGATCCACGTGGTAGTTATTGCGCGGCCAGCTCAGGGCTTGGCCATTACTGCAACGGTCGCCGTAAAAGTTAAGTACATCGATCCAGCGGGTTGCGCTGATGATGGCGCGGTTCTTTTGGTCGTCAGTTTTGTCGTCCCAGGTGGTGGAACTTGGGACGGTCTCGAAATAAGCGTTTGCTTCCGCCAGCGTTACAAAGCTGTTGGAATTTGCGCCCTTTAATGTGGCATCAATTGTTGCGGCCACAAGACTGCAGGAATACTTTCTCTGATTTTAGCCCAATAAAAAACCCCGCCGAAGCGGGGCAGTAGCAGCTTGTGCTGGACTTATCAGGCGATTGCGCTGGTGTCCAGTGGGCTGTTGACGATTAGCTCGACCATGGGGATCAGGTCGATGTCGTAGGTGGCTGCCCACTTGTTAGCGGTGGCCAGGTTGCCGTTGGTGGGGTTGTCACCAGCGTCAGTCCACTTGGTGCCCATCACGTGATAGGCGGTGTGGTAGTCCACAGAAAGCACGTCTTGCTTCGAGAGCACGTTGCGGTCTGCTTCAATGCGCAGATCCTGCTGGACGCCTTCCAGAATTGAACCACCCTTCATCAGGAAGCAGCGGAACTCCTTGACGTGGGTTGCCGTGCCAGGGATCACAGTGTTGACCTGTGGGTCCATAATCACGTTGCAGCCAGCAAATTCGCCGATGCTGCGTGCGCCGACGCCTACGCCGCCACCGCCCCAGGTCACTGCGCCAGCAGCGGCCAGTGCAGAGGTGCTGAAGGTAAGAAGGCCAACCTGATACAGGTAAAAACCAACGGATGGGTGGACAATCAAGGTGTCCAACTCATCGCCACGCTCGCCAAGGGCAGCGCGGGCCTCAGCCACATTGGCTGCGGTCAAGAAGTTGGTTTCGGTTTGTCCGCTAGTTGCAGCAACTGCCTTGTCCAATGAATGGGCAGACAATGCTGTGCCAAACAAACCGGCAAGCTGCGAAAACAGGCGTGCGCTGTTCAGCTTGTTGATTGCATCGGCAAGCTGGTTGCGGATGTGAAGCATTGGGTCTTCGCCCGCTGCCAACATTGCAACGTCGTCCACTGCATACGCGAAACCGCGATGGCAGATAGACGCGATCTGGGTGCCCGTGCCAATCTTTTGTGGAGTCAGGTAGCCAGCGGTGCTTGTGCCCCACGTAGCTGTACCGTCCATGATCTCCTCAGTTGGAGATACTGGATTGAACTCAGGGACTTGGATGCGGGTGCCGCCTTCGCGGGCATCCAGCAAAGAATTACGAACAACAGCGCCAGACTTGATGAACAAGCTGCGCTCTTTTACTGCCTCAGACACATAGGTGCTGAGATTATTCCTCTTTACGATGTCCGCGAGTAGGACACCGCCGGAATAATTCTG